TCATCGCTGATCGTCCTTTCGCGAGTGGGCAAGGCCCCAGCCGGTACCGCCGGGCCAGACCACGTATCGGGCAATATGCGTAGGTGCCAGTGCCCGCTCGATCTGCTCGCGGCATTTCTGCCCATCCCACTCGAACCGAATCCAGCGGGTGTACTTGAGCCAGCCGGTAGCGGCCAGGTCTTCCAGGATCGGGCCTTCCGCCCCTTCGCAGTCGAGTTTGAGTACGTCGATCCGGGGAAAGTCGTGCGCAGCCAGCACGTCCGGCAGCCGGCAGGTTTCGACCTCGATTTCCTCATCCCAGGCTTGACCACTTATCTTCTGCCAGTCCCAGGCGTCCTCGGCTTGCGGCCAGACTTGATTGGAGACGGGATGTTCCGCGTAGCGGCGGAAGCGGACGCGGGCCGGGGCGTCAGCACCCCAAGCGGCCTTGTCGCAGATGTGAACCCGGGCGTGGAGGCCCTTTACGTTCTTGCGAAGACAAAGCACGTTATCCGGGTCAGGCTCGAAAGCCAGGATCTCCGCCCCGGGAAACACGCTCGCCGCTTGGACGGCAAACGCCCCTACATTGGCCCCCACGTCCACGAAGTACTGCGGCCAATGGCCGGTTCGGCGAATGGGTTCCAGCACGTATTCATCCTTGAGCAAAATCGCCCGGGCGCTGGCGATGATGCCAAAGCGGGCCGGGCCGTCAGTCATCCAAAGGGGAAAATCACCGATCTCGATCAATTTCTCGCTCATCACCATAATCCTTTCGCGCAATGTTCGGTGGCCATGGCGATCTTGTTGCGCACCGGCCAGGCTTCGGCGTCCCCGACCGGGCAGCCGCACTCGCGGCAGACATCCTTTTCAGCGTCGCGCCAATCGCACGGCCGGCAGCAGCTCCTATAGATCCGATCAATTTCTTCATCCGCTCGGCAGGGCCAGCCGGCGGCGGACCAGCGTGCCAGGGCAGCCAGGTACCGGGCGCCGCGCCCCATCAGCGAGCCGGAAGCGTTAGCTTCCAGGTACCGGGACGCTGACGCGTCCCGCTCGCGAGAGCAAGGCGGCAAGGCGGCAAGGCCTTGGTCCCGGATCGTCGCTGACGTATCCACGCCAAACGCCGTACTAAGCCGACAACGCCGGCAAACGTACTCGACCGTCGCGGCCTCGGGGCCGCTGTGGTTGTGGATCTCCCAGTCATGCTCCGCGTTCATACGCCATCCGGAATTCGCTCTAGGACCTGGATCACTTCCTCCGGTCGAATCCGGGCCATGCATTCGGCGACCGGGCGCTCAAGACCCCAGATCGGCCGCTCGCAAAGGGATTTTTTGGAATCCTTCTGGTCGCCGTCGCCGGCCACGGCCACGCGGGCTTTCCAACAGGCACGATCTCGACAGCAGGGCAATTGGCCGATCGTGTGAAACGTGACCTGCCGCGGATACTGGACCCAAGTGACCGGTTCCCGGCCGCCCAAGAGACACAAATAGGGCTTCTCCCAAGCGGCCATCAGGTGCATCAAGTACGTGACCGGCCCCAGGCCGGCCCGGGCGTGCCAAGCCAGGCGGATCAACTGCCGGTGATCGGTCTTGCCCCGCAGATCGACCACGCCGTCCAGACGCGGATGCTCGTGCTCCCGGGCCCCGACTTGCACCCACTGAATCCGGCCGCGCGTAGCATTGACCACCTCTTGAAAATATTCGATCGGCCAGGCCTTGGCCGTGTAATCAGACTTGATCCCGGCATTGACCAGCCAGAAAGGTCGATCACGGTGGGCAGGATCGAGCTCCCGAAATTGGTTCAGCCAGCCCTTTTCGGTCTCCGTGATGTAAAGATGCGGACGGTTCGTCCTCAGACGCAAAGGCCGATTCAAGAGCTTGCCAAGGTATTCGGTGTAGCCAGCCAGGAAGCAGTGCGGGATCTGGTTGCACTCGTTGATCGTGGGATAGTGCATCTGGAGCACCCGGCTTTCCGCCTCTTCAAGCGGCGTGATCCAGGGATTATGCTCCCAGATCGCCGACACGGGCGTGCGAACGTCCGTCAAATACTCGCCCCTGTAAGTCGCGTGCAGGGACTCCACCGCAGCCGTGAGCGTCAAGATGTCGCCCGGGCACAGATTAGACTTGAGAATCAGCTTTTCTTTCGTGGCCGTCATGGGCTCGAAGGCTCACTGTAACTGGATGGTGGAGGCTCCTCGGAACTGGACGGAGAAGCCTCGCTGTAACTGGACTGTGGAGCGAGCGAGCCGGATGAACCGCTGGAGGAAGTTGTTTCAGAACTGGGCGGCGGAGCCTCACTGGAGCTCGGTGGCGGAACCACACTGGAACTTGGCGGCGGCCCCTCGCTGGAACCCCCGGGCGGAGACGATGGAGCTTCGGAGCTCAGCTCGGATGCTTCAGGGGATCCCGACGGACTCGACGGCGCAACGGAGCTTGGCGACTCAGAAGCCTCAGAACTCGGACTCGATGGGGCTTCCGAACTGGGGGATGGACTCGATGGGGCCTCGGAGCTCGGACTCGACGGCGTTTCAGAACTCGGACTGGATGGCGTCTCAGAACTCGGACTCGACGGAGCGATAGAGCTTGGGCTAGACGGCGTCTGGGAACCTGCACTAGATGGCGCTTGCGAGCTTGCGCTAGACGGGACTCCCGAAGATGGGCTCGATGGGGCGGCCGAACTCGGGCTTGATGGAGCTGCCGAACTCGGACTCGACGGTACACCAGAGCTAGGTGATCCGGATGGGCTCGATGGGGCAGCCGAGCTGGGTGATCCGGATTCGCTCGACGGAGCCGCAGAAGACAGACTTGATGGCGCCGCGGATGATGGGCTTGATGGGGCTTCGGAGCTCAGACTCGATGGCGCCCCCGAAGACGCACTCGACGGAGCCGCAGAACTTGGGCTCGATGGTATCCCAGAACTGGGCGATGGTGACGGACTCGATGGGGCCCCGGAGCTCGGGCTCGACGGCGCAACGGAGCTTGCGCTGGACGGCAAACCCGAGCTTGGGGATGCGCTGGATGGAGCGCCGGAACTTGGCGACGGACTCGACGGCGCTTCAGAACTCGGGCTGGATGGCACCTCAGAACTCGGACTCGATGGCACTCCAGAACTGAGACTCGATGGCGCTACAGATGACGGGCTTGATGGCGCTTCCGAAGACGGGCTTGATGGCGCTACAGATGACGGGCTTGATGGGGCCTCAGAAGATGGACTCGACGGAGCCTCGGACCACGCACTGGAAGCTTCAGATGATGGACTCGATGAAGCCTCGGAACCACCCGATGGCGAGGCGGGGCTCGAACCGGAGGACGGACTCGGCGGTCCCTCAGAACTACTCGGTGGGGGCCCCTCACTAGAACTCAGGCTGGGCGGTGGTCCTTCGGAACTCGATAGACTGGGCGCCCCACTTGAAGGTGAGCCTTCGGAAGATGGAGAACCGGACGAGCCGCTAGACAGCTCCGAGGACGGCTCCGAGGATTCGCTACTGGGGTGGCAGCAAATATATACGCACGTCGTTCCCAGATATGTTTCACCGCACAGCCGTCCATCCTTGAATTCAAGCTGGATTCGTCTCGTGCACACCGTATCGCCGCTCCGCCACAAATCACGGTTCACAACGATGTTGCCCGTGAAGTTGCACGGCGCTTCTGATGAGGGCGGTGAACTGGGGCCTTCAGAAGACGGCGAGCTCGCAGCGCCGGAAGACGGTGAGCTGGGAGCCTCGGAAGATGGTGAACTCGGTGCTTCAGAGGGTGGTGAACTCGGTGCTTCGGAAGGGGGCGAACTTGGCCCTTCAGAGCTTGGTGACGATGGGGGTGATGCACTGGATCGAGATGAAGGCGACGGCGAAGACGGACTGGAAGGACTGGATGGGCTCGAAGGACTGGAAGACGGACTGGGTGAGCGGGAAGAGCTCGAAGTAGCCGAAGATGGACTGGAAGGGCTTCCCGGCGACGAAGGGGAAGAGGGTGAGAACGACGAGGAAGGCGAGGAAGACGAACTTGAACTCGGGCAAGGTACGGGGACGTTACTTAGCCGGACGACCGCCCACTTGATGCCCACGCCCGGTTGCTTCCAGAGAATCCGCGCGGAGCCGTAGCACACAGGCCGCAGGCTTCCGGCATCGCCCTCCTTGATATCGGCGAACGGCAGGTTCTCCTCACCCGCTTCCACGCGGATCTTGGCAACGCAGACCCCGGACAGACAAGCGGAGACGATTTTGCCCGGCAGCGCCGGCTCCAGGAGAATGGCGAATTTACCCCGATGCTCTTTCTGCGGGGTTTCCCCATAAAGGGTATGGCCGCTCTTGAAGGCATTCAGGTTGCTGCTGGGCAGGGGAAAGATATCCTGGTCGCTGATCCCCAGGACATCAAACCGCTCGCGGGTGAAGTTGGAGGCGTTTTTGAGGCGGACAATACCAGTCTGCGGAACATTCCGCAGGGCTTCGAGTACGCGAGCGCCCTTTAACTCCTTGACATATTCGGCCGCATCCACAAAGGCGTTCCACGTGCGGTGCGGAAGCGCCGGGAGATACTGGCCGGGTTGGAGTCGGAACAGTTCGGCATCCATCAGCAGAAAATGCTCAAGCACCAATGACCAATGACCAATGCTCGGTGGCGAGCAGACCTGTTGGTCATTGGGACTTGGTCATTCGGGTTTTCCTTAGTGCCAGGGATCGGGCAAGCCCAAGAGTCGGAAATCCGCGTACTCGTAGATCTGCTCGACGTAGACCGCCTGGGGTTGCTTGACTTTCACGTGCGCGGTCTGGTCTTCCACTTCCTCGGCGAAGACCCAGAGGTACTCCCAACCGCGCTTTGCGATGCCCGTGATGTCGCCCACCTTGAGCCCGGTGATGTTGTGGCTGGCCTCGAAATTGAACGTCAGGGGCACGGTCCACTGGCCGCGGGCGCTGCCGCTAATGCTCTTCAGGCGGACTTCGCCCTTGTCGAAGATCCGCCACGGGTGTTCGTTCACCTTGCCGCGGATCAAGTAGAGCGTGCTGATGTAGGCCGGCGTGAGGATCGCATAGGGGATGTGATGCGTTTCCGACCAGGCGAAGCTGGTCACGTCGATGTCCATGCCGTCGACGGCCAGGCCGTTGCCGTCGTTACGGACGTGGATCAGGCCCTTGAAATCAGGCGGAGTGCCCGCCTTGGCATACTTGCCGACGGTTTGGAGGCTATGGTCGACGTGGACCGAACCGCCGCCGCCGATCTCGAACGACCATTCGACCGTGTTCGGCTCGCCCCGCTCCCGCTCGCCATACTGCACCTCGCCGGCCCAAACGCCGCCGCCCAGTTCCTCGACGCGCACGTTCTGCTTGACCAGTCCCTCCCAAATCCGTGGCGAGGCCGCGTCGATCAACGCCCCGGCTATAGCTTCATCACCGGTTTCCCGGGCGTGCCAGCGTTGGACGCCCGACATTTGCTGACCCTTGATCAGCTCCCGGCCGACGAGTTCGATGCAGTAAGGGCCACTCATCTGACTGGGATTCCCGGATTCTGGTTTTGCTTCTTCTTCATTTCCCGGGTGTTTTCGGCCGTCTCTTCGTTGGCCTTTAAGAGCCGCCGCTGCCAGTTGGAGGCCCCGATTCGCGCGGCGGCAAAGGCGGAGAAGGTGCCCACTGCCGCGGGACCTCCGCCGGCAAGCGGTCCCACTTCCAGACCTTCCAAGGCCTCTTCCAAGCGATTGCGGATGTCGTCAATCTTGCGGCCCTTGCGAGCCCTTTCGGCGGCCTGAGCTGCTTCGGCAATCGCCTTGTCCCGCTCGCGGATTAGCTCTTCCAATTCCTTGTGCGCCTGGGCCAACCGCTGCCCATAGCGCTCTTCCCGCTGGCGCAGCTTCCGCTGGCGGTCCCGCTCCAGTTCTTCCAGCGTGCCAGCCCGCTCGGTCTCGATTTCCCGCAGCCTTGTTTGCGTGCGCCGCTGTCGCGCCCGCTCTTTCAAGCCGTATTGCCGTTCGATGTCGGCCAACACTTCGGCCGGGTCCAGGCCCTGGATCTTGGCAATCACCCAGCCGATGCCCTTGGCGATGTTCTTCTGGACCCAGTACCACTTGCTCACCAGGAAATCCCCGGTGAGCACCATGGCCTTCTCCACGGCCGCCATGGCCTTGGTGAAGATCTTGGCTACTCCGTAGACCGCATCGGTCCAGGCGTCCAGGAAGATCTTCTTGAAGCCGATCCAGATTTCACGAAGCGTGTTCACGCCCTTGATCCACTGGATCTTGAGCGTAAGCCAGAGGATCTGGGCGGCCAGCTTCAGATCGCCGGCGGCCAGGGCGTCAGAAATGCCCTTGAAGGCTTTTTGGGCCTCACCGGCCAGTTCACTCAACTTCTCTCCCAGCCAGCGAATGGCTTCCCCGCCGGCACCCGAGGCTTTGAGCAGGTAACCGCCCAGCGCAATGACGGCGACGGACAAGGCGCCAACCGGGGTGAGAAGGGCTCCAATCGCCGTGGCGACGAGACCGAACGCTGCGCCGACCGTGGACAGGATCGTGGCGATTCCGCCGAAGATGAACGCGGCTGCCTGGCCAGCGATACCGAGAGCGACAAGCGCGGCACCGACTCCCGCAATTGCGGCCACCGTGGCACTGATGCCGATGATCCACTGCTTGTTCTTGGCGATGACTTCCGCAATCGTGACCGCCAGACCGGCGATCTTGTCCATCACGCCGCCTAAGGCTTTTGAAAGCGCCTCACCAACGGCGATCTGCACGCCTTCCAAAGCCGACAAGAGCCGCCGAAACGCCCCACCAAGGCCCGAGTCCATCACCTTGGCCGTGCGCTCGGCCACGCCACCGGCATTGTCGATCGCCTCGGCCAACGCCGGGAAATCGCTCTTGGCCAGCTTCAATGCCCCAGCCGCAGCCCGCTTGCCAAAAAGAGCCTGTGCCAGGCTCAGGCGCTGGGCGCTACCCATCTGGCTCATCGCCGCTCCGACCTCGGCCAGGATCTGTCCCAAAGGCCGCAGGTTGCCCGCTGCGTCCATTGCCTGGATGCCGAGCTCCTCAAGCTGTCGGCGGACATTCGGATCGGCCAATTGCAGCATGGCCTGGCGTAGCGTGGTGCCGGCCATCGAACCCTTGATCTGCATGTTGGCCAGCACGCCCAACGCCTTGGCCGTCTCCTCCAGCGACAGCCCGTACTCCTCGGCGATGGGGGCCGCGTATTTCATCGACTCGCCCAGGTCTTCCATGGTCTGGGCCGAGTTGTTGGCCGTGGCTACCAGCACATCGGTCACCCGGCCCATCTGGTCGGCCTCAAGGCTGAAGGCCCGAAGCGTCCCGGCAGCAATATCTGCCGCCATGGCCAAGTCCGTGCCGGTGGCTCGGGCAAGGTTCAATACTCCGGGAATAGCCGCCTCGATCTCGGCCGGGTTGAAGCCGGCCCGACCCAGGCTCAACATTCCGCCCGCCACTTGGGCGGCGGTGAACGAAGTGGTGCGACCCAGGCGCTTGGCCTGGTCGTACAGCCGATCGAACTGGTCGCCTACTGCGCCCGTGACCGCCTGCACGGCCTTCATCTGGTCTTCGAAGCCGGCAAACGTGCGGGACGCAAAGGCAAGCGGGGTGGCGATCGCACCGGAAAACAGAAGCATGCGTTTGCCGATCTGAGAGGCCCTCTGGCCGAACGCACGCAGCCTCCGCTCGGCGATTCTGAGCCCGCGGGTGAACCGGTTGTCCTTCAGGAACAACTCGACGTAGGCCGCTCCGGCCTTGATTTCTCTTGTGGAAGGCATCGGATGCCTCCGGCAAATGACCAATGACCAAATCCCAATGACCAATTACCCATTGGTCGCTCATCATTGGTCATTGGTGCTTGGTCATTGGTGCTTGGTCATTGGGATTTTGTGTTTCCCGGAAACGCCCGGCGGAGCATCTGCCGTTCCTCGGGCGTTGGGGGTGGCGCTGGCTCCCGTTTCGGCCTTTCCCAAGGGAAGAAGAGAAGCGGATCGATGCCTTCAGTCTTCTCCGCATCCCGGAAGGCGTTGTACAGTTGGGCCAAGACGGCAAACGTGTGGTTCCACGAGGCCCGGTCCTTGGCCTCGGCCATCCACATCAATTCCCTGAGGGTTCGCGGCTCGGGCTCGACTCCGGCGACCGCAGCGAGTTCACAAAGGACTTGCCAAGTGTTTTTAGCTTGCGGTCGATCGCCTTGGCGAACTCTTCGCTTGCGAAGGTCTCTTCGGCCAGCTTCACGGCTCTGGCTACGGTCTTCCGCTGAATCCCGATCGCCCGGACCGTCTCCGGCCGGCGACGGCTCTGGAAAAAATCCGTAAGGGCCTCCAGCAGGGCCTCGTGTGCCGCGTAGAGCGCTTCGCCATCCAGTCGCTCGGCAAACTCAACGTCCTCGATCTCCCGCTGGTCGGCTTGCGGAAGACAAACCACGTAGATCACGTCCACCAAGAGAGCGATTTCGGTGTCGAGTCGCGTCAAAAGCGGCATGCTCCCGCCAGCCGCTTCCAGCGGCCGGCCCAGATCGACTTTCAGATGGTCGAGGATCCGCTTGATCGTGGCGCCGTTAATCACCACGTCCCAATCATCACCTTTGGCGTCCTTGAATTCGGCCATCACGCTCCCTTCGTCGTAAGTTCCAATGACCAATAACCAAGCACCAATGACCAATTGGTCATTGGGATTTGGTCATTGAGACTCAGGTTATTGGTCGCTGTTATAGATCACACCCACCTTGACCGTCGCTTCGGCACCGGGGTCGCCGTTGGAGAGCTTGAGTGAATCCACCGGGTTGCCTGCCAGCGGGTTGGTAATCCCGCTTGCCGAAACCCACTGCCACGGCTCGTAGGCGGTCAGTTCGCCGGCCTCCAGGCTCGTGCCGCCGGAGTCCTGGAAGTCGAAGTGGCCCCGCTTGGTACTCATCACGACGATCATCTCCACCTTGTCGCCGTCGAAGTCCGTATCGAGGGCCGCCTGTTCATCCACGTTGACCGAGTTGCCCTGGTCGGGCAGCACGTCGCCGGCACCTTCGTCTCCGGAACCCCCAATGCCGCCGGCGGTCACGTCATCACCGCTTACCGCCGTCACCTTCATCCCGTAGCGAAGGCCGCCATCCCAGTACACGTCGATCACGTCGTTCACAGCCAAGTCGTGGCCGGAGAGCGTAAAGACGCCTTCGGTGTCGCTGGTTCGCGTCGAGAGCGTCCCGGCCACCGCCGCGGGAAGCGAGACCTCGTGGGAGATCTCGCCGGCGGCCGTTCGCGACACGCTGGATTGCAGCGAGACGCTCCCGATGGAGATTACTGAAGTCATGGTTCCGGTTGGCATGGTTGAAGTCCCTCCTCGAAAAATCCCAAGTCCCAAATCCCAATGACCAATTGGTCATTTAGGCTTGGTCATTGGGAATTACCCTTGTCACGACCAAGCCGGGTCGCGGATTTCATCGGTCGGCTCTGCGGTCACGCTGTAGGTGATGAAATCCTCGTTGGATTCGTTCCTCGAAAAACCGGTGATGTAGTAATCGGCGTCCAAGCCCTCTCCGGAGGCCCCGTCCGTCGGATACAGGGCGATCTTGTTGTCGTTCATGAAGGCGTTTTTGATACTGGCCAAGAAGGTATCGCCCTCGATGTCGAAGATCTCGAACTCCAGGCTGGCCTCCGTGGCCACCGGTTTCTTGGCCACCCACTTCTTGTGGCGTCTGAGGGCCTCCGCGGTCCGCTTGGAGAGGTTCAAGGTGACGTTGCGGACGTTGTCCGCTTCCGTCGTGGCCTTGGCTCCGGCATTGCCGTAGTAGAACTTGCCGTCAAGGCCCAACCTGTAATCGCCTGCTGCCATTGATTATTCCCCCTTGCGTTGTGGGCTATCCGATTGATCCGGCCCAGTGCTTGGGCAGACGGGGTGCGGTCTTCTCCAGGGCCGGAAACATAAACGGCCTTCTGGGGAACCGCTCCCGGCGCCACTTTCCGCCGTGCTCGTGCTCGGCTCCGGCGATGCCGACAATCCTCCGGCTCGGACCGATTAGGGCCATGTCGCGCGTCTTGTCCACGGAGTACAGGATCGAACTGGGCAGCCGCTTGGTCCGCGTGTGCGGCGGCGTTCCCTTTGGCGAAGGCCCCTTTCGCTTGCGGATGCTGCGCTTGGCCGTGAGCCGGATCACAGCCGCCGCGTGGCCCAGGGTTCGGATGTTGCCCTGCTTGGCCTTGCGGCGGACCTTCTCTCGGTCGAACCTACTCCGCGCCTTGATCCCGATCATCCCGGTCGATTTCTTTGATCACGGCTTCAGCCAGCATGCGAGCCGTCCGGGCCAGGTCCGCTTCGCGGTGAAATGGCGGCGTCAAAAGTGGCCCCACGGCCGGATGGCCCAGGATGCCGGCCGCCAACATGAGCGTCGCCCGTTCCAACCGCTCTTTATCAACCGTTTCCGCCTCGGGGGCTTTCGGAGTCGGCTCGCCCACTTGCGATGACTCCTGTGCCGCTTCAACCCTTTCTTTGACCGTTTCCGTCTCGGGGGCTTTCAGGGCCGGCTCGCCGACTTCCGGTGACTCGCCTTGCACTTCAACCAGGCTTGGCTCCTCCTTGTACGACGACGCCACCTTGGCCCTAATCTCATCGGCGTAGTCGCTGCCGATCCCTTTGACCTCTTCGATCCGATCCAATCCAAAGGCCTCCAGCGCGCTGCGGGTTTCCAGGCCGGCCGCTTTCAGTGCGCCTGCCGGACGCCCGGAAATCCTAAGCCCTTCGAGTGTGGGATTATCGCTTGCCATCGTACGGTTCTCCTCTTTAATGTGGCCGGTCGCCACAACCACTAGGCGTGGAGAACATGCGCGCAAGTTGCGTACAAGTTCCGCCGTAAGACTCTATGACCGGTTGCATCGTTACTGTCTCACCAGCCAGGTGGTCCTCAGCACCCCGGTGAAGGTGCGAAAGTCCTCCAGGTGCTCCTTGGCCACGGCCGCCTCGGAGCCAGGAACATACGCACGGCGCATGCACTTGATGGCCTTGCCGCCGGCGGTGAGCTGTTTTTGACGAAAATGGTCGACGAACTCTTCCAACAGGGTTACCAGGGCGTCAATCTCCGAGTTCTCGTTCGGGTTGACCTTTTTCTGCACCGCGATGTCCATCTCGTGCCGCTCATCGTCGCGGCGCCGGTCCAACGGCTCGTAGCTGGCCGGGCCGGGAACGACCGTGACCCTCAGCGTGCTGAGATCCGGAAGCGTCCACTTGGCGATCCACTTTCGGACGGCCGTAAACTCCAGGCCGAACTGAGTGTTGTTCAGCTCGGTGACGATCGAATCGGCGATGTCCGCAATCAGGCTCATGGTACGAATGACCAAGGACCAAGCAGCAATGACCAATTGGTCATTGCGATTTGGTCATTGGGATTTCCTCTCTACTCGGTCTTCACCAGCTTGCTGTGGATCCTCCAGGCCGTGCCGTATGGCCCGACAGGCCGATAGTGCGAATCGGTTCCAAGCGGCATCACCTCGTAGGTGCACTTTGTCGAGCCGATTGTGTGCTCGATCTGGTCGCCTTCGGCCGGTTCAGTCTTCTGGCCACCCAGCACCAAGTCGTCCACCGCGACGATCCAGTCCATGCGCTGGGCCTCGACTGTCACCCCGTCGCCGCGGTCGAGCTCCACGTTGACGCTCAGCTTCTGAGCGTCGATCTGGATCGCCTGCTGGCCGCGGCGATACGCCACTGGTACGGCTGCATGCGCCTTTCGCATGCCAGCCAGCCACTCAGACGCTCGTTTCAGCACGTTGGCCACGCGATCACCTCTCAGAGCTTCACGTAGACGATAGTCACCACCATGGTGCCCGTGGTGATGTTGCCGAAGTCGGGTGTGCCGGCCCCGTCGGTCACCGTGACTCGCGGGGTCGTGGCTGCGCCCACATAACCGCCTCCGGCCGCATCGGGCGCTTCGCTTCCGACCGTGGCCACGGCGCTAATATCCAGGCTGCTATTGGCGGTGAAGCGATCGAGATTGCCCGCTTCACCGACCTGGGCGGTCGGGGAGGTCGAGTCGAACGCGGTGGTCACGTCCAGTTCAACCCCCAGCACCAGCGAACCGGCCGGCACCTGCTCGGCCAGATCCACATAGCCCGTGGCGTCGCCGTTGTCCGTAAAGTCGCTGATCGAGACAGTCTGTTGGACCGTGTGGATGCCGGCCGTCCCGCCGGCTCCGGCCAGCTTCACCCGCACAGTCTCATCGGCTGCGGCGGCCGACTGCACCGTCTTACCGATGTGCTTGTTGGCCCCGCCTGCGGGATCTTCCGTGGCCTGAGCGGCGGCCGCGTCCCAGTAGACGTCCACACCGGCGCCAATCGCCGTGCTGGTGTCCTTGGGGAATTCAAAGACCCCCTCGGTGGCCAGCGCTCCCAATTGGTTGGCCTGGATGTCCTTCTTGGCCACACCGACCAGGTCGCCCTGCACGACCACGTCACCCGCAGAAACAGCAGACGCGGGCGTGTAGTCGATCGAGTTACCGTCTTGTACGAATTCTGCCGTTGGCATGTCAGGTCTCCGAAGAAGTTAGGGTGAAAGAGAGATTCTCGATGGCGTCTGCCGACTACGCCTCGCCTTTTGCCTTGACCGCGCCGCGGGGATCCTGTTCCTTCACACCGACGTCGATGTAGGCTCGGAATCCCATCCCCAGCATGTTAGGCGGCGCTTCCACCCGCTCGATGATCGGCGTGCGACGAGCGTTCAAGAACACAATCTCGAACGCTGCCAGCACCTGCGGATTGGCAAACAGGTACCAAGCCTTCGAGCTGGAGCCCGAGTAATAGGTGTCCGACAAATGGGGCACCGAGATCACGCGGTACTTGTTCCGATGCGGGTTGTCGACCGGGATCTTGGTCGGGCTGCCCGAGGCGTCGATCATCAACTGGGCCGAACCCATCAGCAGTTCCGCGTCGGTCTCGATCTCGACCGGCACCAACAGAATTTCGGGTCGAATGTTGATCGGCTTCTGGTCCTTGGCTTTGGTGCCCGGGCCGGCCTTCTGCTTGCGGAACTGCGTCTTGGCCTTGGTCAGGGCGTCGGAGCCGAAGGCCGTGTCGGCGCCGGTCAGGTAGTTGCTGTTACTGGCCGAGAAGAAGTTGCCCGGGTTGGACAGCAAGAGCGTGAAGAACAGGTCGTCGATCACCTCGGCCCCGCTTCGGCC